AAATTCATTTAAATTATTAAAACTAGGGTATAAATTCTCAATTGTCATTATAGCCCCCTATTTTTTAATTCTTTTTTAGCTAGTAAAATATTATTATTTATATCTTCATTACTCATAAAATGATTAAAAGGAGTATCTATATTTTTTAACCAGATTTTTAATTCTTTATCTGATAATGTTTTAAACCAGTCTTGCATTATTCGGCCCCCCTTAAATTATAGACAATCTTGATATCCTTTATTAATTCAATATTTAATTTTTCTAGATTATCAAGGCCAATATGCCTTTTTAAGTAATACCTTATTTGATTATAGCTTAAACCATAATCAATAGAATTATATTCAATGAATGATTGAATTGCTAAGGCCCGTAATTTCTTTTCTTTATTATTGGCCCTTACATATAAATTAAAATATTTGTTATAGATATCCTCTCCATAATTACCATTTAAAAACTCGATATAATATTTTCTCACTATATGATCATTATCATTAATAAGATTATCTATATCTTTAAAATCATAATTAATCTTTTCTTTTGTTTCTTCACTTATCATTTTCTTAATAATCCTCCATACCTTTCTAATTGTTTATTAATAATATAGTTGCAAATTATTTGCATCTATAATTAAAAATTAATCTAATTTGTTAACATTGTCAAACTGGTTAACAAAAAAAATATATTAATTATCTTAAACGAATGATCACTAAAAATTGTCGTAAAAAAAAATAAGAGATCTTAAAAAATAAGAGATCTTAAAAAATAAAGGATCCTAAAAAAGGGGGGTTATATATTTTTAATTAGTTTTTAGGGGGTGGGTATTTATTGCATATATAATGAGTAATGAAATTTAAAAAATTATAATTTTAAGGGGTGCATATTTTAAAAGGTCGGGCCCGTGAAAAAAAAACTTGTTTTAAATGCATTGAATAGAATTTATATCTAATTGGTTGATAATTAGTGGCCATTGAGTGAGTAACAAGTTTTGACCAGGTGCAACGCGCAATATATAAGAGATTTCAACACTTTATAAATAGGCGCGCGCAGGGGCCACGGGGGGGTAGCACGTAGTATGTATACAGTTTCTGCATAAAATTAGGAAATACGGATGTTAATCAGGTAGGGTACATGTAATTTACAATTTTTTAGGAAATATGATGTTAACTTGTTGACCGTATATAGCAAATCACTTACAATTCATATTATGAATACAGATAATAAGCATGCTGAATACATGAAGAAGTATCATAAGGATAGACATGCTGCAGATCCTATTGCATATAAGTTGGACATCATGTTGAGGAGTGCTAGAACTAGAGCTATAAAGAAAAAGATTAGATTTAATTTAGATATAGAATACTTACATAGTATAGTTACAGAGTACTGTCCCTACTTCCCAGATATAAAACTA